AAGTACAGCAGGGAAATAGACATTACTTTTTCTATTATTGCGATTTTATTATTTTTAATTATTTTGTTGTAATGGTATTGACATTAGCTAATGGCTATGTTAATATAATTTTATATTAACTAAACAGGAAAAAAGTATGAAAACATTAATAGCAAAATATGAGCAAATGATGAAAGCTTGCGGAAAAGATTTAAAAGTAATCTTGGCAGAAAAGATTTCTAGCCCATTTGCTGAAGAACAACATTTGCTCTTGTCAGAAACTGACAAAGAATGGATTATTCATCCAGCAATTCTTCTGAAAAATGGACAAGTTAGCACAGGCAACGGCACCTATCTGTTCAAGAACAGTTGCTCTCACCATGAACTAAAAAGAATATTTGATGGGAGAAAGTAAAAAATCTTAAACTTGGGAGTCAAGAAATTGGCTCCCTTTCCTTTCCTTTCCTTCTAGCTAGTAGCTTCCCTTCCTTCCCTTCCCTTTAAATAAAAATATACACGCATGTTCTTTGCTATTAATGTTTCATGTGAAACATACTATATATATAGTATAGATAAAATTAATTATTCTAATATAGACATTAGCTAGCGTATTATGTTAATATGGTACATATCCTGAAATTACAGTAAGGCGTACCCAATGACCCAGTAAGAACTGGCGAGGCGGTAAACGAAACACCAAGCGAAAAAAATCAATTAACTAAATAGGAAACAAGTATGAAACAATTAAACTTAAATCTTACATGGTGCAAAAATACTATTATTGATGCAGTAGGTAACGACATTTTTACCGCTATTTTTATTAAAAAGAATGGCGAGCAGAGAAAAATGGTTTGTAGGTTTGTCAAAGATAAAGGCGAACTTGCAATTGGTGAACACGATAGAATATTAACAGTTCTTGACATGTCACTAGCTAAGGGTGCTAGTAATGCTTTTAGGCGTATTAATTTAGATACGCTTAAATCAATAAAGCATAACAGCACATTATATAACTTTTAACTATAGGTAAATAAAATGCAAAATATACAAGAAGGAAATGCGGATGCACTAGATACTAGTGCAATCAAGTTTGATATAGCATTACAACCATTACAAACTAGCAATGGTTTAGATGTAGATTATCAAACTAGAAGAGCGGTTGTTGATACAACCAATAATAGAGTTGTTGGAACTTGCGGCAAGAACTACAAGCCTACAGCTTATTATGAAGTCTTTGACATGGTAAGTGATAGTCTTAGAAAATCTAATATAGATTTATCTGATATCACTGTTAAAGATTATATCTATGATAATGGTGCTAAGGCTAACAGGATAATCGAGTTTAACAAAATCGAGAAGTCACTAGCTAAAAGAGATGATATTATAAAACTGTCATTGAACATTCATAGTTCATTAGACTTAAGTAGAAAAATATCATCTATTTTTGGTGCTGTTAGACTATGGTGTTTAAATGGTTGTGTTACATCTGATTACAATGTAGCTAGACACTTTAAACAAACACTAGGCTTAAACCCTCAATGGTTAGCAGATAATTCTGTAACCGCCTTAGATAACTTTGAGAATAACAAACAAATGTTTGACATGATGTTAGCTAAGAGTGTTACAGATGATGATGTTTCTAAATTCTTTAGAGATACCATAGCTAAGTTATCTAAACCTAGTGGGAACCCGATAGATGGTTATGTTTATCACAGTAAACAAAAACTAACTAATCTAATGAACCGCTATCAAAAAGAAAAATCAGAGTGCGGTGGTTCTAACTTATGGTCTGTATATAATACCATGACCAATTATTCTACACATGTAGATAATCAAGACTGGACAGGTACAGAACTCAACGAGAATGGCGACATTATAAAATCATCTTTAATAGGTGCCAAGCATAATGTTAAATATAATCGTGAGTTAGAAGTAGCTAAGAGCCTTAATCATCCATTATTTAAAATGGTTGCTTAAACACAATTAACCGAGTGCTAGCTAACAACTAGCACTCACAACTATAGGAACTAAACAAATGAGAACACAAAAACAAGAAACAAAATTAATAGATAATATAATAAAACTATTAACTAAGTATGAAGATAACATATTAAAACTAGCTACTAATCAATATCATAATACTAATACAGATTATGATGTAGATTTAATACAGGCTAAGTTAAATATATTCTATGGGAATCAAGTGCTAGATAATAAAGTTACACTTGATGAACTAGAGATAACATTAGCTAACAGCTAACAATATTAAGGCAGGTATCAGCAATGGTGCCTGTCTTTTTTTGTGCCTAAAATCTAGGCTACAGCAAACACCCCAACCCCCCTTCCTACCCATCGCTTTTATATATATGTTCTCTCAACGCATTATTGGGGGAAAATACATTGTATTAACATAACCACACACTGGCTGAAAAAAAAATCGAGCCTTCGGCTTAGGGGCAACACAAGATGTTGTGGTTAAAATAATTAATTAACACAATATGTTGCTATTAGAGAAAAAAAAATGTTATATTTAGAAGTGGATTACTATGTCTGAGGAGATATAATGAATACACTAAGACCACGAGTACAACAAAAGTCTAATATAACTAGACCAAATAGGGTAAAAAGGTGTCCAGGCGGACAAATAGTTCCTATGAATCAATCTTGTCCAAGACCAAGACCTTCTTCACCTAGAAAGACAGGCACAAGGGCACAACAGTTTAAAGATAGATACGCAAGATAAACATTGGCAACACTATGTCAGAAAAAGAAAGAATACAAGAGATTGTATTAACATTAAAAAAGCGGCAGGTAGAGTTCAAACTCAATTACTACAAGCCCTACGAATTTCAAAAACGATTTCACACCGCAGGTAAACAAGCCAACCAAAGACTATTAATGGCAGCCAACCGAGTCGGCAAGTCCTATGTGGGAGCAATGGAGATGTCTATGCACCTAACAGGCTTATACCCTGACTGGTGGGAGGGGAAACGCTTTATTGAACCCATTAGAGCATGGGTATGCGGTGCCAGTAATGAAACCACACGAGATATCTGTCAAAAAGAATTATTTGGACAACCTGACAATCCAAGAGATAAAGGCAAAGGAAGCGTTCCAAAACACCTTATAGGTGAGACCACAAGGAAACCTGGTGTTCCCAATGCTCATTCATCCGTATTGGTAAAGCATACATCAGGAGGGTGGTCCAGGATTGCCTTCAAAGCCTATGAAATGGGGGCTGAAAAATTTATGGGAGAAAGTATTGACCTAGTTTGGCTAGATGAGGAGCCAGGACAAGACATTTATTCCCAATGTATTACAAGAACACTCGATAGGCGAGGGCAGGTCTATATGACCTTTACGCCTGAATCAGGCATGACAGAGGTGGTACAAAACTTTACAACCGATTTAAAGCCCCTACAGGCTCTCATAACGGCTGGTTGGGAAGATGCAGGGCATTTGACAGAGGATATGAAAGAACAAATCCTACAAGCCTTACCACCGCATGAAAGAGAATTAAGAAGCAAAGGGATTCCAATGATTGGCTCAGGATTGGTATTTCCTGTATCTGAGGACAGTTTAACTTGTGAACCTTTTGCAATACCCAGTCATTTTCCTCGCATAGCCGCTATTGATTTCGGCTACGACCACCCAACCGCAGTTGTTTGGGTGGCATGGGATAGGGATGAGGACATTGTATATATCTATGATTGTTACCGAATGTCTAAACAAACCCCTGACTATCATGCAAGCCATATCAATGAAAGAGAGGGCTCGCACTATATTCCAGTAGCTTTTCCACACGATGGGTATCAACATGATAAAGGCTCAGGCATTACTCTTGCAGAACAATACAGAGATGCTCATGTCAATATGTTGCCGTTTCATTTTACCAATCCACCAGCGATTGGAGAGAAAAAAGGCGGAAACTCTGTAGAAGCAGGATTGATGGACATGCTAACACGCATGGAACAAGGCAGATTTAAAGTATTTAACACCCTATACGATTGGTTTGAGGAGTTTAGACTCTATCACCGAAAAGATGGCAAGGTGGTTAAAATAAGAGATGACTTAATGTCGGCAACTCGTTATGCCGTAATGAGCGTAAGACACGCAGATGTTGAGAAATCAAAATGGCACAAAGATGGGCGATTAGGTCCTGATGTAGCCATTGTATAGGTTATGGGTGGTAAAATATCATTCATGGTAGGGCACATTATTGGATTCATTATTGCAATAATGTTATCAATTTAATAAATAACAGGAGAAGGAAATGGCAATACCAGCATTAATCGCAAGATTAGCAGCTAGCAAAAATTTTAGAAAAGCAGTAGCAGGCGGAGGAGCAGCACTTGCAACTTACTTTGCAACTAAATCAAAACCAGCAGCAAAAAAGAAAGCAGTTAAAAGGTCTATGCGTTTTAACAAACAAGTGGCTACTACTACTGAAAAGAAAGCTACAGGTAAAATGGCAGCTTTTAACAAGAAAATGAAAGCAGGTCAAAGAAAATCTAACTTACAAAGAAAACCTAAAAGAACTTACTAATCAATGGCAAAAAAAAGTAATAAAATGACCGACAGCGAACTAGCTTCGCATTTATCATCTGAAATTGAACAAGCCACAGGACACATGAATAGCGAACTCTCTAGTCAAAGAGAGGACTCTATGAAGTATTATCTTGGGGAAAAGTTTGGTAATGAGATTGATGGTCGGTCAGAGATTGTAACTACCGATGTCAGAGATACGATTGAGTATATCATGCCGAGTCTTATGCGTATATTTACCACGCATAACAACACAGCAGAGTTTGAGCCACAAGGACCTGAAGATATTGAGATGGCACAACAGGCTACTGACTATGTCAATTATGTCTTTAACAAGCAAAATAACGGCTTTAAGGTGCTATATGATGCCTTTAAGGATGCTCTTATCAGCAAGACAGGGATTATCAAACATTATTGGGAAGAAAAAACAGAGGTCAGCACAGAAAATTACGCAGGACTTACTGAAATAGAGTATCAATCTATATTAGCAAATGATGAATTAGAAGTTTTACAACACACAGAAAAGATGGTGCAAGAAGCACAAACTGATGAAAACGGCATGATGGTTAGCCCTGAAGTTATAAGCCATGATGTTAAGGTAAAAAGGACTAAAGAGGGCGGACAAGTCAGAGTTTTATCAGTACCGCCTGAAGAGTTTTTAATATCAAGAAGAGCGGTAGATATTGAATCAGCTCAATTTATTTGCCACAGGGTAAAGAAAACAGTTAGCGATTTAATATTAGAGGGCTATGACAAAGCAGTAGTAGAAGATTTACCTACTTATTCACAGTCGCAAGCCGAATACAATGAAGAAAGATTGGCAAGATTTAGCTACGATGATGATTCAGTGCCCCCTGATGAGGGCGAAGGAGCGAGCAGACAGGTATGGCTAGATGAGTGTTACACTTATCTTGATTACGATGGCGATGGAGTAGCAGAACTTAGAAAGATTACTAAAGGTGGGAATGTCGTTCTCGACAATGTTGAGATTGATTACATTCCTTTCTCATCAATATGCCCCTTGCCGATACCTCATAAGTTTTATGGGATGTCGGTTGCAGACACAGTAAAAGATATACAGCTAATTAAATCCACTATTGTTAGAAATATTCTTGACAATATGTATTTAACTAACAATGCTCGTTATGCTGTGTTAGCTGGGCAAGTTGAACTTGATGACTTACTAACATCAAGACCTGGCGGCATTGTTAGGATGAGAGCACCTGGTGCTGTAACACCTCTACCTTCACCGCAAATAACAGGTGATGCTTTTAACATGGTTAAATATTTGGACCAAGTAAGAGAAGAAAGGTCAGGCGTATCTAAGATGACACAAGGGCTGAACCCTGATGTCTTAAACTCTCATGTAACTAGCGGTGCAATTTCAGCAGCAACAGAATCATCCATGCAAAGAATTGAGCTTATTGCTCGTATATTTGCTGAAACAGGGATTAAAGATGTCTTTAATTGTATCTATCAGCTTATACAAAGATACGAGGATAGAGAGAAAATAGTTTATTTGAACAACAAATTTGTACCTATAGATGTTTCTCGATGGAAAGAAAAACTAAATTGTACTGTTAATGTAGGCATAGGCTCAGGCTCACAGCAAAGCAAAATGCAAACCATGACAGGGATTATGCAGATTATACAACAACTTGTGCAAAACGGAGGCATGGGTTCGTTAGTTACACCGCAAAACATATACAATGCGGTTAGTGAATATGTGGCTCAATCAGGTTATAAAAACGCAGATATGTTTGTATCTAACCCACAAACAATGCCACCACCGCAACCGCCTGAACCAACGCCTGAAGAAAAGATTGCTAATCAAAAAGCACAGGTTGAAATAGAAAAACTTAAATTACAAGCAGAAGAGATGAGAATTGATACACAAATTAAGGCAGAAGATTTAAAACTAAAACAAAATCTAGCAGCTATTGACCTTGCCCTAAAACAAGAAGAATTAAAAATAAAACAATCGCAGCTTGCATTAAATGAAGCAGAACTAGCTTTAGAGGCAGTGCAAGATAGACCAGTTGGAATAGGACCTAAATAATGTCTTATCCAAAATATTCAGGCTACGGCAAAATAGAAAGAAACAAAGTGGTTTCTAAGAAAATTAAGATTTTAAAGAAGGAAGGTAAATCACAAAAACAAGCAGTAGCAATCGCTTTAAACACTTACCCTAAAAGAAAAAGGTTGCCACTAGCATGAAAGATTTAAACGAATTAAATATAGAAATAGAGTTAATCAAAAAAGATATTAATGATATAAAAAACAACCACTTGCAACACATTGAAAGAGATGTTAGAGATGTAAAGATAGAAGTTTTTAGATTCAAATATGTTATTTGGGGAGCTTTAGTTATATTTATATTAATGACAGATAAATTTACAGAACTAATGAGGTTATTATAATGTACGGATATAAAAAACCAAAGAAAGGCAAAAAGAAAGGCAAGGGCAAATGTTAACTAAAAGACAAAAAGCTACGCTTGATAAACATAAAGTACACCATACTGCAAAGCATATGGCTTTTATGCGTAAAGAAATGAATAAAGGTAAAACATTTACACAAGCACATAAACTAGCAATGAAAAAGGTAGGTAAATAATGGCTAAAAAAGGATTATACGCAAACATTCATGCAAAAAGAAAAAGAATTAAAGCTGGCTCAGGCGAGAAAATGAGGAAGAAAGGAGCAAAAGGAGCTCCGACTGACAAACAATTTGTAAGAGCCGCTAAAACTGCAAAGAAACCTAAGAAGAAAGCATAATTGGCTAGACTAACAGACAAATCAGATTTGACAAACACAGATTTACAACAGTTAATGTTGAAATACCGCATTTCAGTAAATGAGTTACACTTGAAAACATCAATCTCTAAGAATGATATTCATGGGTATCTCGCTGGGAGAAAAACTATAACCACTTATCTAGTGGATAGAATCAACCAAATAGGAGAAGAAAATGGCAAGTAAAGAAGAAGATATTAGAGATGGACAACAAGCAAAAGAACTTATAGAACATCCTATTATGACAAAAGCCTTTAATGTAATATTGAACGAAGGTTATCAACAATGGATTTCAACCAAACCTGAAGAAAAGGATTTAAGAGAAACATTGTATCACCAGCAAATTGCGGCTTTAAAACATAAACAAGTTTTAATAAACACTATGGAAAATGGAAAATTATTAGAAAAAGAAAGACAGGAGAAAGCTAATGGCTAAAATACCTAACAAAACAACACCACAAGATAATATTCCAACCAAAGAAAGCACACACAAAGGAATTCCTGTAACTGATGTTGCATCAGCACAGGAGGTTCTCCTTTCACAATTACAGGCTCCAGCTTCGGAACAACCTGTAGAGGAAGAAGAACAAACAGAAGTAGAGGAAAATACTTCTGAACAGGCAATGGAAAATGCCGAATCAGTTGAAGAACCAACAGAAAATCCTGATGGATTAACTGTTGATGACTTAGTTGAGGATAATCAAACAGAAGAGACTCAAGAACCTCAATCATATACTGTCAAAGTTGATGGTCAAAATGTAGAGGTCAGCCTTGAGGAGCTTCAAGCTGGTTATAGCAGACAAGCTGATTACACAAGAAAAAGTCAAGTATTGGCAGAACAAAGGCAATTGGCTGACCAAGAGTTAGCAGCCACTCAACAAGAAAGACAGCGATACATTTCTCAACTTGAACAAGTTAGCCTAGATGCAGACACTAAACTCGATGAGTTTAAGAATGTAGATTGGACTAAACTCAAGGAAGATGACCCTATGGAATACGCCTTAAAGCGTGACCAATATAGGGAACTACAAGACAGTAAAAGAACGATTGCTGAAGAACAGCAAAGAGAAACTTACAAACAACAACAAGACACACAAGCTAAGTGGCAAGAAGAACTTGGCAGACAGCAAGAAGTTATAGCACAAAGACTTCCTGATTTAGTCCATCCTGACAAAGGTCCAAAGCTCAAAGCAGCTATAAAGAACTTTGCCATGAACAAAGGATTCCTTGAGGAAGAAGTAGATGCCTTAATTGATGCAAGGTCTGTAGAAGTTTTACATAACGCTATGCTTTATGAAAATCTTAAAAATGCTAAAATTTCTAAGAAGAAAGCTAAAGTTGTTCCCAAAGTAACTAAACCTGGTGCAGGCGTTACTAGAGGCGAAGTAGATGGTGAGAAAGTAAAGCAACAACGAGCAAGATTAAAACGCACAGGCAAGGTAGATGATGCTGCCAAATTGCTTGAAGGGTTTTTATCTTAAATACTAACTTTTAAACACAAGGTGTAATTAAAATGGCACAATTAACAAATACATTTGAAACTTACGATGCAGTAGGTAACAGAGAAGATTTGCAGAATATTATTTATAATATTACTCCAACTGATACTCCATTTATGTCAAGTATCGGTCAAGGAACTGCATCATTCACTAAACACGAATGGCAAACTGATTCTCTTGCGGCTGCTGGAGCTAACGCTCAAAAAGAAGGAGATGATTCTCCTAGTGCTGCATTATCTGCAACTTCTCGTGTTCTCAACTATACACAGATTTCATACAAACCTGTTATGGTCTCAGGAACGCAAGAAACAGTAGTTCATGCAGGCGTAAACTCAGAATTAGCTTATCAAATAGCTAAAGCTGGTAAAGAACTAAAAAGAGACATGGAGCTTGCTTTAACTGGTAAAGTTGATGCAGGTGCTGGTAGTGGTAACGGAGCTTCGGCTCGTACTTCAAGAGGTTTTGAATCTTGGACTACTACTAACAATGCTTATGGTGCAGGTGGTTCAAACTCATCAGGCGATGTTACAGATGGAACTCAAAGAGTTTTAACTGAAACTATTCTCAAAACAGAAATGAAAAACTGTTTTGATGCTGGTGGAGACCCTGACCTATTATTGGTAGGTTCTTTCAATAAACAAAAAATATCAGGTTTTACTGGTAACTCAACAAGAATGGACATGGCAGAAGATAGGAGCTTAGTTGCAACTATTGATGTTTATGTTTCAGACTTTGGTGAAGTTAAAGTAGTTGCTGATAGGGTGCTTCGTTCTTCAGGAAGAAGTGCTTTATTAGTAGATACAGAAATGTTCGCTACACATTACCTAAGACCTTTTGAAACACAAGAACTAGCAAAAACAGGGGATGCAATGAAAAGATTGCTCTTAGCAGAGTGGACCCTGTGTGCTAAAAATGAAGCAAGTTCAGCGACTATCGCAGACTTAACAACTTCATAAGAAATTTAATCTAACCCTATAGTTAGACTAAAGGGGGCGGCTTCATTCATACTTACCGCCCCCACTTAGATACATTAATAATGACCTTGAAGAACAGTATCGCTTCGGAACGAGGGTTATTAATATTGGAGAAATTTAATGAGAACATTAAATGATTATTTTATATCAGGAGAGATAGAGGATATTTCTACTGCATCAAGCACATTTATAGCTGTACCTGATGGTGGCAGGATTATTAAAATTATTACTGCACTACAAGGAGCTATAAGCGGTGGAAACGCTGCAATTACTTTCGAAATTGGTGGTACTGCTGTAACAGGTGGTGGCATTACAGTTGCACACTCAGGCTCGGCAGCAGGTACTGTTGATTCAGCAGAACCTACAGCAGCTAATAGAGTTGAAGAAGATGGAACAATC